ACAGCGTGCTTTTTGCCTACCTGGATTATATTGCCATGTTTGTCCTTTTTGCGTGGATTTGTAAACTCCATACCATTATCTGTTTGAATGGTAGTTGGAAGATAACCAAAATATGTAATTGCTCTTTTCACAAAATCAACCGTTGAATTTCCGCTATGTTCTTTATATGGAAAAAGGAATCGTTCTCTAGTTGCCTCATCTATCATTGTATATTGAAATACCTTCTCTTCTGGATATAAAGTCTTATTACATTCTCTTGGAACAAATTTGACATCCATTTGCCACTTTGCTCCTAACATTTCAGGAGTTTCATAAGGCTGTGGCATATATCTTGCTTTTTCTTCAACCTCTTTAGATGGTCTCAAATTGTTCTTAACTACAAATCGATAAAAACCAAAGTATGTCCTACTATAAGCATACTCATTTCTTAATAATCCTAAAGCCTCACTATAACTAATGTTTGGGTTCTTCTCAAACAATCTTATTATCTCGCCCTTCTCTTCCGCCGTATGAGAATTTGGATGCGGTGTATGAGGTCTTGAAGATTTATTGTTCAAACTTTCTAAAGTGCCATCATACAACTTCTTCCATCTATACAAAGACATTAGGGTGCATTTCATTCTATGAGCTACCCAATCAACATCTCTGCCCTCCTCTAGCCACATTTTCAAAGCCTTTAACTTCTCCCTGGCTGTGTATTTTATCCCTTTCATTGTCCTTCTCCTTTGTATCTCAAAATTATACAACTGTATTTTTCAAATTTCAAGATAAAAGTTTCGACAAATTTCTTACTTAATTATATCCTTGTTAAACTTACAATAACATGAAACAGTTAAATTGTCTGATTGAACAAAACCATTCTTTTTGTAAAATCTATCCAGTTCTTTATTATTATAAGCATATATGAGCAAATTTTGAAAATCCACATAATTCTTGATTTTTGTTAATAACCTAGATGCAACACCTTTATTCCTGTGTTGTGGAGCAACAAACAGAAAGATTATGTGAACACCTTGAATAATACTCTCTGCAAACATAAATCCTACAATTTCTTTACCCTCATATGCTATATATGAATGTTCATAAGCCCTAGCATCATCACAAGTGTTAACACAGAACGTCCTCTCGTTTAATGTCATAGTTTTTTCACATTCTAACGCAATAAATCTTACTAGTTCTCCACAATTATTCTTACTTAATTTTGATATTCTCATAATTTCTCCTTTTTAATAAAAATAGCAAAATTAAAAATAAAAAGCAACAAAAAAAGAGAGGAATTTTATTCCCCCTCTTTTTTCTCTTCAACTATAACAACCTGTTCTGGAGTCTCTGCAACTTCAATAACAGGAGTTTCTGGTTTTCTTTTCTCAGCAATTTCATTGATCTTATCCATACCAACCTTGCCAATCATTTTTGCAATCTTACTATCACTATATCCATTAAGTAGTTTTGCAAAAGCAGTAAAGCCTTTGTTCATAAGTGACTTAATAGACAAGTTCTCATAAGCTGCATAACCACCAAAAACACCAAAGGCCGTCCCTAGAATAAGACATACAAATTCAACGGACAACAATGCACCATTAACTATGTAAAGTTCAGTTATGATGCTTCCAGAAACAACAAGAGCTAGTGAAAGAACAAAGAATATTGCCCTATACCAGCCCTTATGTTTCTCTTTTAATGTTTTAAATGGCATTTTGACAAAGCCAACTATGGTCAGGATAATTGCTGTTAGGCATGATGCACTCACAAGTATTTCCTCCCACATAGTCTATTCCTCCTCAAAATTTTCAACTACTTCGTCTGTAGATTCTACATTAGCAGCTTCAGCATCAACACGAACTTTGTCAATAAGTTTGTTAACAGTATCGATTTCGATTTGTTTCCTAACTTTTGCAGCTTCAAGTTTAGCAAGTTCTTCAGCTTCAGCTTTTGCACGGAATTCTTCAACTCTTTTGTCAACGATGTCATTAACATTTGTTGCTTTAAGTGTTGCCATTTCGTTTTGAAGTTCTGCTAAGAATTCTAAATATGCTTGCATAGTTCTATCCTCCTTTTTTAAAATTTTTATATTATAAAAGCCTCGCTCTATCATAGAACGAAGCCTTATAATACCATCACTTATTTTGTCATCTGCTTTTCTCTCGATGACTACCCAATCACGCCAGTCCATTTCAACACAAACACTCCTAGAACTATGACACCTATAATTGCAATCCATTTAATAGTTTGCAATATAGGTCTGTCCAGCTTGCTAACATTACGGCCAAACTGCCTAAATCTATTAACTCCATTTGAATAACTAAAATCTTTTGGAACATTATATTCATTACCCTCTCCGTCAATAGCTTTTGTTGGATCTTTCCAATCATAAAGATAGCCATATTTTTCAACCATCTTCTTTTTCTTATCTAACATTTGTTTATGTTCGCCATTTTGCTTTATCATAGACATGTTATATTTGTGTTGCAGATCCAATTCAGCATTAAGCCTTTCAAGTCTTCTTTGTCTAGTTTTCGTGTCAAATTCCTTTTCAGCAGTTGCTGCATTTTTGGCGTTTATTTTTGCTGCAGCATCGGCAAAGTCAGTTTTCACATCTTCAGTCGCTATAGTGTTGGCAATTTGCCCAGCTTGTTCACCTGCAAGAACTTGTTTCTTTTTCTCTTTCAGCATGGCAGAAGTTTCATTGTCTTTTTGCATTGTAGGCAAATTATTTTCTTGCTTTTGCGATTTAGCAATTTCAAGTTCCATCTCTTGTCTTATCTGCTCTGGTGTTTTTTCTTCCATAACTTACCTCCTACACATCTTCAAAATCAATTCCAAGATAATTTTTCACAAATGGATAAAGAATCTCTTTTTGTTTCTCAAGAGAATTTGGAATGCCATTTGGAAAGATATCTTTGGTGTAAAATTCAGCAACCCATGTATATAGAATTGGTTTTATTCCACCTTCTGGAGATCCTCCAAAAGGCAAAGTTGGATTAATAAACAACTCAACAGATTTCCTGCTAGCTTCTTTACTAGCATAACAATTAAGGCAGAATCTTGTTAGATCTGCCTCACCATTGTTATAAAACGTGAGATTATCTATTCTCCAATATGCATCTTTAAAGTCTGCACAAAGACTATTGTTTTCTTTTTCTAATGTTTTTTGTAAAGCCATTTTAATTCCTCCTTTAATCAATAGCTATTATTTCACTCTTAGGAATCGCATCCAAAATAGGTGCTCCCCTATACACAGTCGTGTTATATATTGGAACTTGAGATGGCGTCAGGTCATCTTTAGTCAACATATAATACTGATTTGGATTGGCATTTACTCGACCTATTCGATGCCCCTTCATGGTGGAAAGATAATTATTGTAAGCTGCTTCTGTCGCTTCACCTGCAAACCGATGTAAAGTAAACTCCGCACCGAGATATTCTCTATAGGAACCTTCCCAGGGTTGCATAGCAAATCTATAAATATATCCTGAGCCATAATGCAGATGAGACTCTGCATCACTAGAACTAACTGTTTTAGCATTTACACCAAATCGTTTACGATTATTTTTTACATACATATATTGAACCTCTTCCCATGCTGAACCATTCCATTTTTGAAGCCATACTTTATAACCTGGGCAAACTAATGCATAATTCCCTTTGAACAACATCTCAAAACACTGTGCAGAAATATAAAAATATGTTGTGTCACCCCAATAGCAAAGTGAGTTGGCTCCTGAAAAGCTCACTGTGCTTTCGTAACCTATTCCAGTATTTCGCCCAATCAATTCACCTCTTGCCATAATATCTCCTTAATTAAATACCGCACCATAAACTTTACCTTGTGCGTTTTCTAAAGACCAATCAGCAGTATCTGCTGGAGCTGATGTTATATAAGAACCATCATATATATATTCTGCCTGTAGTAAGTGAACATAAAAATCCGCCGAATAATATGATCCTGGTTTTATATATAAATAAAGAACAGCATCACCATTAGACTGTCTATACACTCTAAAATCACACCTATCGAAAACCTCTCCTCGATCTATACACACTAAAGATGCAGCTCCCTTGACTCCATCACGATTACTAACAAAACAATCAACTATACCTTTTGAGTGTGCATGCCATCCACCTATAACACCTCTGATAACAACTTCATCATATGTGCTCCCTGTAGATGCAGGCATTCTTGCAATTGGGAAATATCGATGCTCCTCAGTATATCCGCCGTGTTCAATTTTGTATAAACCATTAAAGATATCTTTCCCCCGCCATGTAGGGAATCTACCATTTTTGTAAAGTGTTAGACCATTGCCTGTAGAATTACCACATTCAATAGTAAAGTCTCCAGTTTCACCTGATACTTCACCATGCTCACCTCGTCTTGCGATTGTCCATAGATTTTCATCTGCATCAGATATTGAACCATTTTGTCCGCCTATATAAATACCTGACCAACCATTCGATGATCTATTAACTCTTATGCCTTCATTATAGGAATTCAACTCTGAATCATAACTAGGATTTACAACTAACTTTCCATTTGTATGCTGTGAGCCACTTCTTACTGCCCCATTTTTATAATAAACCTGGAATCGTAGATTTCCATTAAAATCTTGAATAGACCAATTATCTCCTGTATTATCTACTAGTGGCCGAATATTACCATAACGATCTATCTTTATTCCATGTTCGTCAAAAGTTTCAAGTCCTTCGGAACTAAGTTTTACTAACCCTGTTAATTCACCGCCAGATAAAGAAAGGTAGTCATCTAGTTTTTTATCTTCAAAAATTTTAAGTTTAATTGCTGATCTTCCATTGATAGATAAAAGAGTATTTCCCCCATAACACGAATGAGAAGAGAGTTCTATAGAAGTTCCAGATACAGATAAAGTTTTCCAATGTTCCCCATCTTCTGAACAATGAATCATCTGTCTAGATATAAGAATAAATTCTTTATCACAAAAAAGTATTTTAACCCACTCATTATCAACAGGAATTGTGAGTTCTTTCCAAGAAATGCCATCTTCTGAAATAATTGCTTTTTTAGATGATTGTGAAATTGCTATAAATTTCCCATTCCCATAAGCCATTGATTTCCAAGCATCCGAAGGAATATTACTGTTAGATTTAGTCCAATTTATACCATTACTTGAATATTCTGCCCAAGACCCATTCCCACTATTGGATGCAATTGCAACAAACTTACCATTACCATAAGCTGAACAATGATATACTCCCTGTGGCAAATAACTTTGATGCCAATATTTCCCATCATAACATATTGAATAAGAGGCACCTATAACAGACGATGTTTTTGTCGAAATAATTACAAAAACGCCTTTACCATACACAATATCCCACACACTGTCTGTGACTGAAGTTCTCCCTTTTTTCCATTCAATTCCATCATTAGAGAGCGCTGTGTTCCCACTATAATCAACTGCAACATATTTGCCATTTCCATATGCAATCTTTGGTGAAATTGTTAAGCTACCAACAACATTTGAATGAAGCCAGGTTTCTCCGTCATAAGAATAACAGATCAGATTAGACCTATCTTCAAACGCAATATACTTATCCTTACCATATATTGGATTTATAACGCTCCTATTGTCATAGCCGTATTCTTCAGGTATGATTGTTTCATTAACACTTAAAGATGAAATTTTGAATCGATTAGTTAATTCATGAGCAATAACTTGATTTTGAAGAGGGTTCTCACTATCTAATGAAAGTTCTTCATCTATATCTGCTGTATTTAATTTTAGTGAAAGTTCTTTTGTAATAACCTTGTTTTGAACAGGATGTATGCTAGAAGAAGAAAGTTCTTCATCTATATCTGTAATATTAAGTTTTAATGCTAATTGTTGATAAATAACTTTATTCTGCAATGGATTTTCACTAGTATCTGATAATTCAGTATCAACAACACTTCCTTCAGGAATATAAGGTTGATTTTTTAATTTGTTATAATCTAAAAAATCTTCTTTTTCCTGATCAGTCACAGTTCTATGATTTTCATCCTCTATCATTTCTGATAATTTTGTAGGAATAAAAAATTCTATATCCCTATCCAAAGTCTTGCCATTAATTTTACGCGTTGAAGGAACAAGTCCGCTTATTAAAGCTGCAATACTAAATGAAATTTCTGTTCCGCTTTGCAACTGCAAATAAACATATCCATTCTCGTATCTACCATCAATAATCATGCTTTCAAGTGGCAAGTCTACCTGGCCAGAACTAATTACTTCACCTTTAGGATTTAGCAAGTTTATACTCATGACAAATGTCAATGGGTCTACAGAAAAAGTGAGCTTATTGCCCACTTGGTCTGTCAATGTATAATTTGTCAAGTTATCAACTTCTTTTGTTATAAATTCAGTGTCATTTTCATATTGACTTAATTTTGTTGGAAGTTGCAGAACGACTTCTTCACCATTGTATCTAACAAATTTGAATGTTCCGTTTTCAAGGTCATATTCCGCAGCCTTAAGAACTGATTTTAATTCGTCAGAGCCATCAACATGCACCTCTTCTTTGTTCTTTGCTGTCACATTGAACATTGTTGAGAAATCATAAGCACTTGTATCATTAGTTAAAACCTCACCATCAGACTTGGTTATTAAGTCTTTGAGAGCTTTTGTGAAGTTAATGTTCCCATGTTTATCTATATACAAGAACTCGCCTACATGGCTTGAATTTTGGTGTCTATCAACTTTAATTGACCATGAACCTGCAGAAATTACTTCTTTTTCACTTGAAATTACCAAAGTTCTTTGTGCAATATTGTTTTTAAAGATAAAAGTCTCTACCTGCTCTATTTCGTCACCATTTACTACGTTTGTGACGATTAAACACCCTTTTTGTTGAGAGACTTTATAGTCCATGTCAGGAATATCAAACATAGCATTTTCATAAATGACGATTGGTGTCTTATACCCTTCCTTGTTATAAGTTATCTTATCTGGCAAGTTCTCAATATCATACTTCAAGAAAGTTTCGTCAATTTCAGCTTTCGTAGCAATTTGTTTGTTCAATCTATTTACATTAGCCACGGTAGCGTCATAATTTGAAACATGAACTCCGTTTTCGTTAAAACCTTTTCCGCCTACAAAACCTATGTAAAGATTAAGATTTTGAGATGGAAGGAGGCTTGTTATAGTTCCATCTTCTGCTATAGTGCAATAACTAAAAGTTAATGTTAAGTCACCATTCTTTGCGCAGAAAGCTCTAGGGAAATCGTCCTCATACACTTCAAATTCAAAATTCCTTATGGTTATTGTCTCTTTATAAGGAAGGCTCTGTGGCTCACTTGTCCATACGGTTTCCCCTCTTGTGTTCATTGTTGAAGAATAAACCTTGAGAATAGCATCATCTTTCGAGTTTTCAGTCTTTGGAACTAAACATTGCAACTTGGTATATTTGTAGCTGTCTTTGTTCAAATTGACTGGAATACAAACAACTTCAAGTGTTCCATAAGTTGTCAGTTTAACCTTTATTAAATCTTTTTCTTTTATCATAATTTCTCCTTAATTGTCATTAAAGACTGGATATATAAAAAAGCTTGGAATAGAATCTACCAAGCCATTTTTAAAGTTTTTCGCAAGATATGAAACTTTGTTTCCAGAACTATCTATCTCGTAAAAAACAACGGATTTTATACTACTTAATTCAACATCTTCAGGAGTCTCAAAGCTCACTTCTAAAATTCCATTTTCACTATTTTCAATAAGATCATATTCAACATTATCAAGCAAAACCGTTGCTGAAATTACTGTTGTATTCTCGTCAAACATTGACACTTCTCTATCTAACAAACAACAATACAACTCACTATCTTTGCTACCAAAAATATTAGAAAAGGTCACAAAATCCCCTTCTTTGTTTATGTCTTTATGTAATAAACATATTTGATAGTTAAAACTAAGTTCCTCTCTGCAGTCTTTATCTAATCCAATTGAGAACTGAGATGGCAAATACATCTGACACTCTTCTTCTTCAGGTTCTATACAAGCCTTAGGAAGAATTTGTGCTTGCTCATGAGTCCAATCCAACTTAGAGAAAAATCTAAGTGTAAAGAAATCAGCTCGTCCTAAAATATCACAATATCTCACAGATTGAACTGCGTAGTATGCATCGTCAACAATATCATTTTTCCCACTAATAGTAGTATCTGTTGAATCACCAGCTTTAAAATTATCTTCCATGTCACATTCAAAAATTATTCCGTCATGCAGAGGAAAATGAAGCAATGGAACAATACAATCGACATGATCACTTGATGATTTAGGCATAATTTGATTGGGATTGGATCTGTCTATTTCCACGGACGGAAACATTTGGTCATTCGGAATATTTTGTCCATAAGCTCCCCTATGGTGACGCTTGTTGTCAGTCTTAAACCTTAACCAAGCATAATTTGGTATCTCTACCTTCTCTTTATTAAACAATAAAGCCTTTATAAATGTTTGCCAAGTTTGACTATTTAAAAATCTAGGGCCAAGCTTTGTTGTAGGTTTTTCAGTTGATATGTTTAAGAAATCAAACAATCTAACTTCTCTTCTTATTTTTGATCTTTCGCTTACCTCATAAAACCTCGGCTCACTTGGAATTGTCACAACGCAAGAAATTTGGTTATAATTTTTGGAATATGTGACTTTTTGAAATATAGCATCTGGATACCACTCATTTTCAACAATTGTGACATAATAACCTTCTCCATCAATCTCAACTAAATCTCCACTTTCCTTTAGATCAATTTCATTGACAACTTTTTCTTGACATTGATAAATATCATTTCCAACTCGAACTAATTTCCCAAAAAGATTTCTAGAAAAGCGTTCGCTATCTATAATTTTATCTTGTTGACCATAAAATTGTTCGTGATGCGGATATTTTTCATAGCTGGAGTTTTTCATAAAGTCTTGTAAATTTGGTCTCACTTGAGAAATTCTCATATTATCTTGTGTGCGATATTTAATGTGAAATTTGAGATTGTTGAATTTTAATACCTTTATATCTACGCCACTAAATAACTTTCCTACAATTCTTTTAAGCGCCATAGGAGTATCGTTGTTTTTTGAAGGTGGACAATAATTAAGTCCTTCAATTAAAGTATCACCTAGAGAATAGTAAAGGCTATCACCTTTACCAGGAGAAACATTATATTCACTAGTTAGGATTTGATAAATACTCTTTTCAAATATGTGGTTTAAAGCACTTGCCGTCCCTTGATTGCCTCCTGCTGAACCATCGTATGTAATTTCAAATTCTAGTATTTCACTTATTCCATAAGTGGTTCTCAAGATTGATGTATTATTCGAGACTAGCGAACTGCTATCGTTGGTTTTAACGACTAACCATTCATCGACCATGTTCTGAGGGCTAAATAAATTTGTCACATAGCTGTCATATTGTGCAAAGTAATCATTTAAGTTTTTGCTATTAAAAATTGTCGTTTTGGAACTAGTATCTTCTTTCTTTTTGAAATCTCCTAATTGATTAAAACTCAATACAAATCTATCTGTCCCATCTTCTGCAAATGTTAGATATGGGATTGCATGTAAATAATAACCTATTTGTAAAAGAACTTCCCATAAGTTTTTATTTTCTAGTATTGTTTCTTGAACCTTTGCAGTTTTTAATCTATTTTCCCAAAGAGGGTCAAGTTTAAGAAAATATTCTATCTCATCAATTCCCTTTACATCATTATCTATAATTTGAGTATCAATAGTCAATAATGCCTTACGCAAAAGCTCATAACATGAATATTTAACCCCTTTCATGAGCATAGGCCCACCAACAGCATCTGAACTTAAATCTGTAATATTGAATGTAGCATCCACAAGTATAGAACTAGGTTGCAGCACGCTGACTTGGTCTAAACTTCCTGTTTCTTTATAAGCCCAATGACTCGAACCTATACCAGAAAAGTTATCATCAAAATATTTTGCCTCTGCCAAACATTTAAAAGAATAAAAATCCATCATAGAATTTTGTGTTAACGGATAAGCAACACATTCAATTTCATATAAATAACCCTTCCCACTTTCAATTTCTACATCATTTAAAGCAATAGTATCGAATTCAATTTCCTTATTCTCAAAATCAACAGAAGCATATGAAATTGCGTCTCCTGAGGTTTCATAATGGTTGCTAAAACTATCCTTACTATCACCTACCATACTATAAGAATAATCTGCATCTTTCCAGGCTTTTATCTTTCTTAAATAATATTTATTATCTTTTGTATAGAAGGTTGAATTATTACTCGCTGTTATCTGTGAAGGGCCACTAACCTTTTCAATTATTAATTCTTTTTCAAAGCCATCAGGATTATTAAACCTTGTTTCTGTTCTCCAAACCCTAGTTATGGTATTCACTTCAAAAATATCTTCAAATGAGCCTCCATTTGGACACCCTTGACACATCAAAGTAGGTATTTCAAAAGTAATAGTATGTTTGGCATTTGAACTTAAGTTCAACTTTAAACTTTTTATACTTTCAGTATTTTTCCAAATATAAAAGTATGAATTTTGAAAATAATTATAATTTGAATGCGCCATAAACCCAGATCCATAGTCAAATTTTTGAGTTGGATCTTCTGGTTGTTTAATTGGGGAATGTGTTCCGCCCGGCACAATATTAACTAATTCTCCTAATAATGTAGAATCTTCTTTATAAGTTTTATACAATAAAGTGACATCCTGAAGCTCATAAGTCAGTGCTATATTGTCAATATGCAACCCTTGTGCAACAGCAGAAGGTTCTATTAAATGAATTCTATGGCAACATTTGTTTGACCTTCCTGTGTAGGTTTCTACGTCGTCATGTTCTACAATCATATCCCACTTTTTTGGAGAGTCAGTATAGACTGGGGTCATATACCTTTCAAGCCTTATTTTAGTTTTTGGAGGGAACAAGTGCTTAGTCTCGATATCCATGTTATCAAGAACAATCTCGCCTGTATCTAGTTCTTCGTTTAGCCTATCTTCATAGAATATAGGTGCTGTCAAAAACTGAGTAAATTCTCTAGTTTTATTTCCTTTTTCCCATAAAAAAACTTTATAATAATATTTCATATTATATTCCCCTTGATTTTTGTTTCGTTTTAATGTATAATCACCTTAAAAGTGAGGTGTTTATGAAAAATTTTATAAAAAATAAACTTTTATTTTCCTTTTGGATATTTAATATATTAGCCTTTTCAGTGAACTTTTCTTTTTTTATTTTAACTTTAGTCAATAGTTGGAATGTTGTGGATTTATCATACGCACAAATTTTATCGTTGCTGGCTTACCTATCTCTAATTTTATTCACCTTCGCTATATCAAATATAGTTATATACATCTATTATAAAAGATCTTGTATTAAAGAAAAACAACATTCCTCAATTTTGTTCTTAGTCCTGATAGCAGTGATAGCCGTATACAGTCTTTATTTAATATTTTCTATACCTATTACAACATATAACTTTATTAAGGTATCTGAATTCGCAAATATTTCAATTTTGCAAATAATAAGATTTGTTCTTGAATGTTTAATCTGCTTATCCTTTATAGTTTATTCTTCTATTCTCTTACACAAAGAAAATAAGTTAAGAAAATTATCTAGCTCTTCCAGTCCAAACTGAATAATTAGCACGAGCCAAGTTATATGCCTGGCTCGTGTTTTCTTTAAACATTTCATGCTGATATGCTCTTTCTTTTTCTGCATACTTAAAGGCAAGACTTATACTAGAAGATATTGCACCTGCAGCAAATCCAATAACTGCTCCCACAGGGCCAAACATCGAACCTGCAGCTGCACCACTAAACGCACCCCCAACAACTCCTGTCACATCTCCAACAACCTCTAAAGTCCTGTTGACTTGTGCTTGATAATTGCTATCCCCATTTGAACGACCTATGTCGCTTAAATAATAGTTCGCAATAGATTTTATTGTTTGAGATGCAATACTCGCCCCGGCTTGCAAGGCATAGAATTGTGTTGGTGTAGTTTTATTTTCTATTTTGGTTTTTACAGAGTCAGAAAAATGCAGAGCTTTATACAACTTGCTTTCTTTCGGATCTTGTGCGTCTGGCTCAACATTTTTCTTTTTTGAATTTGTTGAGTTTGTTTTGGAAGTTGCTGAACTTCCACCATCTACAACAATTATTCTCAATTCATTAAGTGCCATTTTCGCCTCCTGTTGCAAAGACCACAACATTTGTCTCATTCTCAAGAGAATTATTTACTTGCAGTTTATGATCTTGAATTTTCATATCATAATCATATTGAACATTATTTCTAATAGCTCTAATCTTATAAACCTTATTATTATCTGCACGTTCAGTTAAATTGGTGGCGGCTTTAGAAAGTGAATCAAATGCTAACATCTCTGCAACTTCGTTATCTTTGTCAGCTTGGTATTCCAATGTTATTGAAGTTGTATTTGATAAGTTTGAGTTGTTTGCCCTAGATGGATTATTCATCATTGGAGAGGATTTCGGCACCATTACATTATTAAAATTAATTCTTAAAATAGGGAAAACCTTATACTCCCCATTTACCTGAACTTTAACAATCCAATCAGAATATGAAGCAATAGCAGGATAAACAATCAAAGAGACTCCAATCGTCACAATCGAAGTTTCTCCTAAACTCTCAATATCCATGCCTGATACTTTAGGATTTTCAAAATAGATAACGCATTCTCTATTCTGTCCACCTATCTCAACTGGAATTCTAAGCCCACAGACGCCAATATTAGCATTTTCGATTAACTCTTCAAGGAACTTCACTTTCTCCGTTTGTAGCCAAAACTCAAGTGTTCCATCAACCGTAATTTGATCTATATCTTTTGACCAAGATCTCTGTTGATTATCTATCGACACTAAACAATAACTTTGCTTCATAAAATTCAAAACTCCTTCATTAAGCGAAGGGTCTTGATTTTTCATAATTGCAATTTTTTCTTCCAAAGTTAAAACTCTGTGTTTAAACGTATAATAATGCGTGTTCAATATTTCTGTTATATTCTTTCCTTCCCACTCTTGTATTCCACCTGTTATTGTTGTATTAACTTCTGCGTCATTAAAAAGCCCTTGCACAATGGCTGAAAGTGCATCTGCATTGAACTTTGCTCTTACCATAATTTCCTCCTGTATAAACCTACTTGCTCCGCCCACATAGCCTGTCTTTTAGCATAAGGAACACCAGACTTGTGAATGTCTATGTTTTTATCGTTCATATCCATAAAATCAGGATTGTAGACTAAATTGTCTAACACCACATTGAATAGTTGTATTTTTTGTTCATTGGTCTTTAGATTGCTTATTTGTTCCACACTGCTGAATGGCAAATAAACTGCAGTGTTTTTACGGAGATTTTTTACAATGCCGGGCATACTATTAAAAAAAGCCTCAATAGTCCATTTCAAACTTTGAAGCTGTTTTAAAACATCTGATTTATTCCCTTGCATTTTTAAATCGTTCCCAGAGATCTCAGCACCAAGTGCATTTGAGAGATAATCTCGAACTTTGTCATTTATCCATTCAAACGATTGGACATTTTGCAGTTTGTCAGATTCTTCAAATTGAGGCAATACATGTGCTAATTTGGGGTTTTGGAACAAGTCTTTCATTTTTAAATTATTATAAAAACGCATTTAAACTCCAACTATACATCGATTGTTTTCATATCACAATAGAAAAAACTCATCTTGTTTGGATAGAATTTTGCAACTTCTCTAACACTTGAAACAATCCATGTTCTGTTATCTACTCTAACAACATCGCCTTCGCCAACGCAACAAACATAATCTTTTACTTTGTCGTTCCAATAAGCATCTGTTGTTTCATATGTTGAATAAATAACAGGAACTGCAAGCCCTTTCAAGGGTTGTTCTATTGAACTTGTTATATCTCCAACTTGTTTAAATTGAACATCAGCACCTATATCTACATAATAGTTGTTTTCAAACCTGATTGTTTGTTCTCCAATTTCTGCTCTTTCTTCACTTGTGTGCTTTTTATAAACTCTACCCCAGTTCCCTCTAAATCCAAAAGGGATTCTCTTTTCTGGCTCAAACATAAACCCTCCTAGTATTTAGACAAGTCAAGTGGAGTGAATTGTCCTACCTTGAACCATCTTGTCAATCCAAGTGTTTCAAGAGTTCGCATTGTCTCTTTTGAAATGTCACTTGTATCTCTTACTTGATCCTCAGGTTTGATTGGCATAGAAACATCTTCATTTTCCATGTTGGTTCGGCTATATCTTGCAGAATCTCCACCCTCAATAATAAATCTAGCCTGGTCTGCCAAAGCCTCTTCAAACTGCTTTCTCATGTAATATTGATCTGGATAAATAGTTGGTGGTGCAGTTGCAATCCTATACATCATGATTTGATAACATTGTGGGCCTGCTTTGTATTGAATAGTATCATAGACTTTTTTGCTGGTCTTCTCAATCAATTCCTGTATTTTGTTTGGATTTGGTGATGCATACATTCTTTCAGCATTTATTCCATACTTCATAAGGCCTTCAGCTGTCAAATAATATCGATGCAGCATTGGATTATAGACCATGTATTGAGTATTGCAAGGGAACTTATTGTCACCTTGTTCAAAGTCTTCAGGGTCATTGTAGAATGGTATATCATCTTTTTTCATAATCTCTCCTTTTGCAATAAAAAAGACAAGTTATTACTTGTCTTCATCCTTAAATTCTTCTGGATGTTCTGCTTCATATTTCCTATATGTCTCAAAAACTTTAGGCAAATAGATTGACTCAATTTCCTTTCTTTTCCTTTGAGCCGCTAAATCCTTAACATCTGTTCTCATAGGGATCTTATCCCACTCTGCAAACATTTCATCTAATAATTTATTACACTCAGGAATTTCGCAAATTTTTTTCATACTCTATGTATCCCTCACTTTTTATGAACTCCATAATATAATGAGCCTGATTCTCCCAGTTATCATCATCTTGTAGACCATTTCTATAGAAATAATTATAAGGCTTATCTATTTCTTTTTTAACTTTCAACGTATGAATGTATTTTGGTGTCACACAAATGAATTCTGTTCCAACTTTATTTTTATAAAAATTGAAATCATCTTCTGCAAATGAACCATTTTCTAAATGATTATGAATATTTATTGCTCCGTCTAGGTTTACTCCTACATCCTCGACATAAGTTTCATCACCTACATTTTCAAATACGTTTCCGTTCTTGTCAATAACAATTTCATGTTCTTTTTTATCTTGCACAATTCTATTCAAATAACCACTTATTTTTGATTTTAACTCATCTTCATTATTTCTGTCAATCTTTTCCTTAAAATATTTGTTTTTAAAGTTTTCTTTTGTTTCTTCAACACCAAGTTCTTGCAACCTTTGTTCCTCTGCAGTTAATGATTCGTTTGTTGCCTTAATTCCCATAGTTTCTAGTTTTTCTTTTTCAGCAGGCGTTCCATCTGTGAACTTTCCATCCTCATCTCTAGGATGTTTGCCTTCTTCCCATTGTTTCATTTAACCCTCCAAAATCCTTTGTGATGCTTTATTGTCGTTTAATATTGGATTCCGAGAAAGAAGTCTACCAGCAAGTTCTGAATTGTATCTTGCTTCGCTATCTTTTGCCCATTCTGATTTACTTTGAAATCTTTCCCCTCCAGGCAACTTACCAAGAACATCTGTCCCTTGCAAAGTCTTTATTCCAATACCATTTTGCGACAATCTCTGAGCTTCATTTCCTGCGACCTTTCCGTCTGCACCACTTGTTCGCATAATCGTAAACATTGTGTTGTAAGTCTTTCCTGTCCATTTGTTTGTGACAGGCGCAACAACATTTTGTCCTGTCCTGTAATTGTCGTTCCCCCAGTATGAATACATCTTACCGCTTGGGTGGTGTCCATAGCCACCTAAATATAATCTCATAGAAAACCTCCTGAGAACTGCGAGAATTGAACTCGCATAAATCCTAGTTCTCACAAAAAACACCTTTTGGTTAAAGGTGTTTTATTTTAAATTCATTTAAGCTGCAGCAACTTCAACAAGTTTTGCAATAGCAAGTGCTGGATTGATAATACCACCACCAAATACACCATCAAGTTGTGCATATGAACCTGTAAAGTCAATAGCGTTTACCATACGAAGTGTTTCAATATCTCCGCAGATAGCAAAGTCATTGTGATCATAAATCACATATTCACACTTAGCTGCATTGCCTTCGTTCTTAGCCGCATTGCCCGCAACTGGAACAGTTGTAGGTGCACCAGAACCAATCAAGTTTGAAGTGTAAACATTCATACCATAAAGTCTTCCAATACGGCCACTTCTCAACCACTCTTCATTTGTTTCTGGAATGAATGAGTTCTTTGCTGTTGGACTTGCAAGGAAAATAGTTTCCATTTCAGGAGCAATGATAAGAGTATCTGCTACACCACCATTAACTCTGATTTGCTCTCTATCAGCCAAGATTGACTTTGTAAGTGCATCAAGAGTTTTGCATGCATCAGTGTTTGCACTTCTCATTGCACCACCTATACCAACTGAACCATCTTCTACAGGATCTGCAAGCAAATAGCTCATGTAAAGAACTTGACATCTTTCTTTGAATGCGTCAATAGCTTCACTTACTTTATCTACACTCTTGCCACTTGCTCTCAAGTTTTCAACAAGATCGTAGCATTCTTCACTTACACTAATTCTATCCTTCTTTTGAATTAAAACAAGGCTGTCTTGAGTGTTAGTGTGTTTGAATTTCAAGCCATCAGCTGCAGTTGCATCTGTTAATGTAGCTTTGATTTTACCGAGTCTGCGAGCATAGATTTGTCCGCCTCTCTCATTGTATTTGTCTGTAAATGTAATGCCAGCCTTGAATGTCTGGTCTTTGAATAAGTTAGCAATCAAAAGTTTGCTAAACACTGTGTCTACAGTTTCAACTGAGTTGAATCTGAAAGAACTAGGCAAAGTTTCTGTATATGCCATGATAATAATCTCCTTTAAAAAAATTTAAGCAATAAAAAAGAACGATCTCTCGTTCCTAAAATCCTGCCCTGTTTTATGCTTTAGGGTCAATACCCATTTCTCTTAACCTTCTTTCTTCGGCTGTCAATCCATCACCATTGTCGTCAAGTGACATGCCAAAAGGTTTTGCCTCTTCCCCATCTTGTTTCTTCCATTCTGGATATTGTGCAACAAGATCTGGGACTTTTGCCAAATCATCTATGCTATGAATTTCTTGCATAAATAATTTCTTTGCAGATGCCAATCTATCTGGGCGGATACCTGCTTTTATAAGTTCAAGCTCAAGCCTAACTTCCAAAAGTTCAGTATTGCTTGTGTCTTTTGGTTCTTCTGCATCCTCTGTTGGAACTTCTTCTTTAAGCTCTTCTGCAGGTTCTTCGCCTGTAGGTTCTTCTTTAGGCTCTTCAACTGGATTGTCGTCAACATCAGGTTTAGGCTCTTCTTCAGTAGGTTTCTCTTCTTCAGCAGGCTCTTCTGTTGGTCTTGGATCTTCCTCTTCTTCCTTCCCTGGCTCTTCTTTGACATCTTCAGCTTTTGTTTCTTCTTTTTCAGTTTCTGGTGTTGGAGTGTCTTGTGTTTTTTCTTCTTCGCCAATAACTTCTTTCAAACGATCTTCTTCATTTGAGTTAGGTTCGTTTTCGCTATTGTCGTTTGGAAAATATTTTTTAAAGACATCTCTAAACTTTGGATTGAAAAAGTCCACGCCTGAGAGCTTTGAGAGTTCCTTCTTTAATTCATTTACCATTTTTCAATTTCCTTTTAAAATGTGATTTAGCCTTTGTCAAGAGTTGCTATTCTCTAAATTAGCATTTGATGAGCGCTATACTCCAAATTAGCGTTTGTCTAAAGAGTTGCTATTCTCTAAATTAGCATTTTTAGGAGTGCTATTCTCCATATTTTCAACAGGCTCAGTGGGGCTGTCTTGCAATACAGGCGCACCTTGTTCTGTTAAAATATCTAGAATTTCCTTTTCTGCATCCTGGTCGTCATATTCACTATTCAAGTCCTTAATGGCATGCTTTTGTGATTTAATTCCAGCCGCTACCTGATTAACCAAAACTTCAGTTATGTTCTCAACTGATGGACTGATATAATCATCAAAGTGTATCTTAATAACACTTGAATAGTCTAGGATTTCTTTCCCTTCAATATAATCCAAGATCTGAAGGTATTTGTTTAAGAGTTCCTTAAGTGTTCTTTCCCATGTAGCTAGGCAAAGCTCTCTAGTTCTTAAACTTGTCTTTTCCCTTGCTTCCTGGCTCTCTGCTGAACTATTAATACTTTCAAGTCCAGTTAAACCAAGTGTTGTTGGTGATAATCCTGCCTTATTTATGGCCTGAGACATTAAAGTTTGAATTGCTTTTATGTAGCCTTCCCAATGGATATCTGCTTGAACAACTTGCAAAAGATTTTTAGGATTTGCAGGGTTTGAACTTCCCTTTGTGGTTATTATCCTTTTGTTGAAAGGACTTAACTTCATATCTTTGCCATCTGGAGTTTGAGGAATGAGACTTGAATCTATATACTCTCTCACTCCACCCTTACGGATAGCATCAATCAAATCACTTATTGCTTCAGTCAAAGCATCTTCAATAGTATCTAATCCCTGTATATCTGGGACTCCACGTTCACCCCTATATAATTGATTAGAGTTTGCGTTCTTTTTAAACACGATTGGGAAGTCTTTAAATGGCAAGACTTTTTCTTCTATATTGATATCTGCAGGGAATTTTTTTCTGCATTGTGCAATCAAAGACTTATCATCTGGCGCTACATATTTGCCAGAATAAAAAAAGCGATATGCAATACATATTTCGCCTTTATCATTCCTATAATGAATTTCTCTCAATTCATATTCTGGATCTTCATCTGAAACGATTTTAATAACATAAGATTTAACTTGACCTCTTGCGTAATTGACCTCAAAGTTTTGTGGCTCTATGACATCAATTATTGGTTTATGACTTATTTTAGGATCGTATGATAAACGATATAAGAAATCACCTAAACCACTCTCAAGATAAACACCTTCTGCAAATTTTTCTTTCAGCTTTGCATCTTCAATGAACTCGTTTAACTTGTCGTCTATCTCTTTCGCATCACTTTGACATTTAAAACCATTTGAAGCTAAAAGATTGACTTTCCCTTGCACTATCATAGGACAAATTCCAAAGTATGCGAAGGCTTGTCCATCTATGGATTGCGCCATAAACTTATCTTTCATTTCCAAAGCAAGCCATTGGTCTTTTGTAAGTTTTTCAGCCTCCACTTGATAGAAGTTTCTTATAACCGTAGGATCGTTGCTAAGAAGTGCTAAGTTGCGTGCAAGGTTAAATTGGTATACCATTGGAGAACGGATATTATCCAATATTTGCTTATCTTTTAAATTAAAACTATACTTTGACATAATTTAACTCCGTATTTCATTTTCTGTTTCGCTATAAAACAATTTGTCGTCAAATTGCTTCGGCTTAGTCTTTGACATTTTTACATAATTCTTGAATTCTTGTTCAGTATGCAAGATCTTTAATGCTTTGGATTCTTCACTCTCTGGAGGATTTTCAGTCTCATCTATCCGCCACCCATTAGGCTTATATAATCTTTCAAATTGTGCTTCGTCAACAATGTTTTTTAGACTGCCCTTGATAATGTTTAACATTGCCATTATTAAGCCCTCCTTCGTGTTTGTGTTGTGAGATAGTTCCAGTTTTCAGTTAATCCATAAACAAGACTATCTGCTATATCATTATCTTGCACACTTAAATCAAGTTCCTTGCCGTCTTCATCTAAGAGAATTCGAGTGTGTGCATTATATGAATTGATTGCATGAGAACTCCAAAGAAGTCTCTCTTGCACTAGAAGTTGTTGTTTGAGTTGACATCTGGTCACTAAACTTATTTGTCCAGAAACCTGTTTGATTGCTCCCTTAACTTCTATTGTTGGATATTTATTACGTTCTCTCCATGTGTTGATTAAAATACTTTCTGCAGAATCAATACGAATTTTAGTGAATTTCTGCATGTATTTAACCCACCACCATTCTATCTTTTCTTCACAGCTTCGTATAATTACATCGTGGCTCACTGCAGGAATTACCCAACATTCAAGAACTATGGCTCTTTGATAGCCTCTTGAGAAGCCTATAAGTGTTGCAACCGTTGAAGCCTTACTTGTGTCGCTTATGTTTTTATTTGAGCCTACATCGACAGATAAAATTATTTCCTGTAAGTTATTTAAGATAATATCGTCAAACTCTCTCAAGTGAATATGTTTATCCATAAGCTCTGCATATGCAGCACCTTCAACAAATCCACGACAACCAAGAATCTTTGAGTAATAATAAAAAGAGTTCTTTGGGTATAACTCTTTTAACTTCTCTTTTTCTTCTGTTGTTAGGTGTGGTGCATCGTCTTCCAAGTTGAAATGATAATAATGCATGTATGGTTTATCTTCCACCATATCTGCAAGCTCTATTGCTGGAACACTATCTTTGAATTGAACTATTGCATGATTGATGAATTCAGTATAACACTCTTGTGTTGGAAGTCCACCATTTGTTGTGGCAATTAACTTACATTTACGAGATAAGGCACGGCCTATAGCTTCACGAATACAGTCTATGTGCAATACAGATAATTCTTCAAGCCAAAGTCCATCTGGGTTTGAACCTAAGATCTTGCTCCATGCATTCTTATCATCTGCACCAACTATGTAAACAGTTTTATCGCTATATAATCCATGAAAAATGAATTGAACACCACCTTCGGCTCCAGCTTTATATTTCTCTCTCATGAAATCAAACATATTATATGGACTATCTTGATTTTGAAGAAAGTTTCTTACACCTGTTCCCATATCCTTGAATATCATATAAAACTGCGTTGCATCTGCAGGAGCATAGAGAAGCCAATCCAAAAACTTATGGCCCGCCACCAAAGACTTTGAACATCCAGTTGCGCCAGTAAGAAAAAGTATTTGTGCATCATCTCGCATGACCGCCTTCATTTTAGGCGTCCAAATAATTTCATTTACTTTCAAGTTTTATTCCTTTACTTTCGCACTCTTCCGCCATTTTGACTTTTAGTTTGTCAAGTTCTGGCCACAATTCTTCCATTGGTCTATCTTTCATGCGTTCTATGGTGTTGGCTATAAGTCGTGAATACTTCTTCTCAATCTTTTCTCTTTTCATTTCTTCACACTCTCCAGATAATCTTTGAGAATGTCTTTGTTATCATTCTCAATAGATGCATTGATAGTTTCAGCTGGTTTCTCCCCTATAGTGTCCCGAAGGGCAACAAAAGCCTTAACATTTCCATTTATACACTCTCTGATAAGTTTCGCAGATATAAGATTTCTTGTGTTTACTTTTTTCTTGCTTTCTGGATCTTCTATTTCCATATCTAAAAGTGCAAGAAGTTCATCTTTCAGCAACTTCTTTTTAGCTCTAGCTTCTCCACTTTTTTGTCCACCTTTCTTGCCTCTCTCTCGTGCTTCTTCCGTGGTTGGAGTTTTTAAATTCTCTACTCTGCCTTTTCCCATGTCCCCTCCTACTCTTTGAAAGATAACTTGCCATTTATACACTGCAATAAGTATTTACTATGGCAGGCAGGACATTTCCATTGCGTGTTTACATGCTCTTCCCCTACTATAACAGGGCAACCACATTTATAACATTTTAAACTTTCTACCATGTTGTTCTCCTTATATCTGTCCTTCAATGGTCAAGCTGCAATGTCCATGAATTAAATAGTCTTTATGACAGAATGGACACTTATAACTTGCTCTAAGGTGTTTACCTACGTTCATAATTCTTTTACATTTCAAACATTTTAACTTCTTCATAATATCTCCTTATAAAAAAGACATACCCATTCGATATGCCTTTAAAAATGTTTATTTAGTTTCTTTTGTCTGCCCTGCAATTTTCTTTTGTGCTTTCTTCTCTTCTTTCTGTTTAGCCTCTTCCCTGAAATTGTGAAGTTCGTCTGCATCTGCAACTATGCCATCAAGCAACTTGTTTATTTTAGTAATGCAAGCCTCTCTAATAAAGTTGAATTCATTTTGTGTCATGTATACCTCCTTTTTTATGACTGGCCAGGAAGACAGGGGTCGAACCTGCATATCTAAGGCGCGCAATGCTCTACCATTGAGCTACTTCCTGTTAAGGGCATGCCAATCCGACATGACCATTATTTTCGTCCATGTGGAAGAAAGCAAGGTATTTTCTCTTTTCTTCCACGGTATCATGATATCATATAAAGAACTGACATTTACTGCCATGTTTTATTTTTTGCAATTTTTTCTATGGCTGCATCATACTTTCGATATATTTGTCTATCACTATAATTGAAATCTCTTATTATCCTCTTAAGAGACTTGCCTGTCATGTAGCGCTCCATCAAGAGATTTTGGCTAAGCGTGTCCAAAGTTGAAATATCTTCCAAAAACTTATCCTCTTTCTCAAGAGCTTCATCAATGGCTTTTGAAATAAGTTCTTCAAGCTCTTGCATTCTTATAACTCGTCTTTCTGCATATGGCGAACTCTCTCCACCTGCAATATGTGGCTCTAAAGAAACTGAGCCAACAACTCCGTCTAATTCTTTCCAAGACTTCAACTCTTCCTGTAAATTGCGAAGCCTTCTTCTAGCTTGATTAAATTCTTCTAATTCTCTTTTAACTATTTTCGCTTCATCGCTTAGCATTAATCCCTCCTATTATTTTTTAACTGACTTTATCATTTTTCTTTTTTCTTTTGTTCTTCTTTCTCTTGTAAACAATCCAGGAGACTAAGCATGGAGTTCCAAATAACAAGACTAAGCCTAGTAATATAAATGCACCCATTACTAATTCCTCTCCTGCAGTCCAAAGAACAACAGGTTTTGAAAACATGTTCTTTAAGAAATCCATACTTAACCTACCTTTTCAAAATTTCAAAGCGTTCAAAGATATATACATAGTCATACTTTTCAGGTGGAACATTTCTTTCCAAAGCAGCCTGTGTTGTATACATTCTTGCTTTACCATGAGAGTCCAAAACAAACTCTCTAACACCAGTATCAACTCTCTTTACTGGCATGTATATTTGGTTGCTAATTCTTCTTTTCATCCCAAACCTCCTCATAGGTTATTTTGTAATCGGCTGGCTCTCCAGTCATTGGGTCAAAATACTCAATGTGAACATAATTTTCTTTTGAAGTTATAACAATAAAATCTTCGTCTTTAATTAAGCCAACAATAAGTTCCATTAGTTCAGAGCCCTCAAGGGTTTTATCCCACTTACACTCCCCATCAACAAATTCGCCTTCTTCGTTTTGATACGAGTATTTAGACTCATATTTAACTTTGTATTTACTGAATATTGTAATTTTCATCTTTACCCTCCAAAATTAATCATCGGTGGAAGCGAGTTGTCAATATAGCATCTATCCACTTGAGGCAAGATGTATTCCCCTACGGTTTTATTATTTGGTAAAACTATATTTGCCATAAACTCTTCTTCAAATATTGAGATTCCACTATCGACAGCTTCAAGTTTAGCTTTAATAACAAGCAGTAATGCTCTCCACTTTTGGCGACAAGCCTGCTCCCACTCTTGATATTGCGCCGTCTCAGTTCTTCTTGTTCCACGCGCTGGTGTATGTGTAAATCTGCGTTCGTTAATATCTGGCAAATTCAATATAAATCGTATTCGTTTGCCGTTAAACTCAAACATGATAAGTGCTTTATCTTCTTGCGTTGCATAAGCGAAAGATTTAGCACCATATCGTTTTAAAGTTTTCTCAATGTCATTTCGACTTGCATCTACGTTTGATTTTGTATGTTCTGCATATTTCATAAATCACCCTCCTACATTTTCTGGAGTTGCTATATACCAAACAATTTTCCAATGGTAAGGATTTGTAGTTGTGTTTTTTGTTTGTTCAATCACATAAGTCACATTTTCAGCAATACAGAAGTAGTCCATTTTATATTCATTCTCACCAACTTTGAAAACAAGTGCTATTTCCTGCTGACCTTGATAATCGTTGCTGTATGTAGTTTGAACTGAGAAATACCCTTCCGCACTATAAAGCAACTCATTTGTATATAAATTCACAAAGGTCATCTTTCGATATACTTTAAATTGGTCTGCATCTTTTTGTATATTGTGTCTTGTAGTGTCGGCCTGGGAGCAAGCAGTTAGAACTGCTCCCCCAATAAAAATGCAAAACACCATAATCAAACTTATTAAAATCTTTTTTGTTTTACTTTTCATTTTGTATCTCCTTTTTATATAAACTTAAGATTTTTTCTAGTCTTTCAGGATGCACTTTCGTTCCAAGCGCAATAATATCTTCTATATCAGCCTTCTCATTAAATCCTGAAACTTTTTTAATGTAGGTTTTTATTTCAAAGCCATTATCTATTGTGACAATGCCAATATCATTAAACCATTCTACATTTAATATCTTTTTCATGCTCCCTCCAAGAAATCAAATAAGGTAGGTTGTCCAATTTCCATATCAGCGGACTTGCAATAGCCTAAACCATCTCTAAAATAACTAGGATTAAGTTCTATGCCAATTCCCCTGCGACCAAGTTTTATCGCGCGATATGGCACTGTAAACAAGCCTGCAAATGGGTCTAATACAACATCACCTTTGTTGCTATATCGGTTTATTATTCTATCCACAATATCAATTTGCAAAGGGCAAACGTGCATCTGCATTCGCTTTTGACTTTGAGTGGTGTTTAATGTTCTCATTCGGTTTATATCGTCCCAGACTTCATCTGTCCAACTCCCCGGCGCAACTACCATAAACGATGCTGGCAACTTTCCATTTTCGTCAAGTTTCTTTGCAAGTTCTACATGTTCGTCATAGTTGTAAACTGATTCTCTCGAATACTTGCGATATACAGCCTGCAACTTTTCAATAGGAAATTGTAAAAGTTCTTCTTTTGTCAATTGCCTATCCCCAGAAGAGCGCCAATATCCATGCGCATCAATTTGCCATTGAGCTCTTGTGTAATCTTCCTTGTTTTTGGTGACAGGTGTATCTGCATAAGCTTTGCTCCTATCTGTAGGGAGTTTTCTAAATAGCAAAATGTATTCAGGGCATCCTACACCCATTTTTGAGCCATCCTTACATTGCTCTGTCCATCCTAAACGATAGGTTTGATTATTTTCTCTAACTACATCTGTGACAACTGTTATCATGCCGAAATATTGAAAACCATGTTTGATATAGTGTTCTATACAATATACATGAAAAGGCTCAATAGTCGGCATCCCAGTGCCTGTAGCATTTCCAAATAAAACTCTGTCTTTTACATGTATTGCCGCCACTCTCCCCGGCTTTAATACTCGAAGAAGTTGTGGTGTCAAAAAGTCCATCTGTTTAAAGAACTCTGCTGTATCTTTATTATGTCCAAAGTCGTTGTAGCTTGCTGTATATTCATAATGATTTGAGAAAGGTATTGAAGTGTGAATTAAATCAACACTATTGTCTGCTAAGGTCTCAGTTTCCAAAACACAATCGTTATTGACTGCTATAAACTTCTCACCTTCAACTTTAATTCTTTCTACTCCAATATATCTTGATAGTTTATCGTAAATTGAGGTGCTAGCAAGTCCATGTTTTTTAACTATCTCTTGCATCTCTCGTGTCATTTCGTCATACTGCTTCCATTTCTTTTGGAGTGCATGCAAAACTTCTTCTTCGCTTTCCATATAGATAATATCTATAATGACTTTTTTTGTTTGTAGAAAACGATATATTCGGTGTATGGCCTGGATGAAGTCATTGAACTCATAATCAATCCCAACAAATATTGCGCGATGGCAATATTTTTGAAAATTGCAACCACTACCAGAAAGCTCTTTTTTAGTTGCTAGAACTCGAATTTTACCATTTGAAAAATCAATAGTATTTTGTTCTCTTGTATCTATGTCTTGTGAGCCATAAATTTCTACTGACTCTGGTATTTCTTTCTTAATTGCTAATCTTTCATTTTCCAAGTCGTGCCAAACAATAAAATGTTCGTCTTTGTTTTCATTTACTATATTAGCCGCAAATTTGACTCTTTGTTCGATGCTATCTCTTTTTTCTCTATGCGCATCTAAAAGTGATAAGGCTGCATTAGCAAACATTTTTTCCTGTCCGTCTTTGTTGTATAAAGTCTTTTGTTTTTCTGGTGTTAGTTTATGATAACGAACATCGAGTTCTGGCAAATTATATCCTGCATCATCATAACCTAAATCCGATGGAGTCGATATATACAAAGCCCAACTTGATACCCAAAGCCAGAATTCTTTTTCTTTGCCTGGATATATTGTGAGATTATTTGCTTTGGTGGAATCTCTCTTAAAGAACCTCGTTAGTGCCTGGCCAGTATCCATAATTTCAAGATAGCCCGCATAATGTATCAGTTCCTTAAATTTGTTTGGTGCTGGTGTAGCAGTTGCAACTAATTTATATGGAACACTCTTAAACTTATCTAAGAATACTTGATAAGTTTTACTGCCAAAACTTCTTAATACAGCAGCTTCGTCAAGTGAAGTTGCTGTAAAATATGTCGGGTCTATATCTCCATCTCTAACTCTTTCATAATTAGTGAGAAGTATATTTGATTTTGATGCTTTAACTTCTTCCATCGTTCGCACATACTCTGGTGCTTCCATTCCAAGAAGTTCAACTGCATCGCGAGTAAACTCTTGTTTTACTCCAAGCGGAAGGACAATTAAAGCCTTCCCGCCTTTATGTTTTGTGACGAGTCTGCAAAATTCTAATTCTTGCACAGTTTTACCAAGTCCAAACTTTTCAAATAATGCTCGCCTGCCACCTTTTATTGCCCACTTTACCGCATCCTTTTGGTGTGGTAGCAACTTTGGATTTATTTCATCAATTGAAATTTCAAATCCGCTGTCGGAGGCAATATCAATCTTTTTCTGCAAAAATTCAGCATAAGTCAATTTTATATCCTCCTATATTAGATTTCCAAATATTGTCATCAACACATCAACTACAATACTATCCCCGGCTAAGTGATAAAGACTTGAATTGCTTTGATTTTTTGCTATCTTCTCAAAGTCTTCATCTTTGACCCCCATAAGCCTAAAACACTCTTTTGGTGTAAGTTTTCTTATGCGATAGTTTTGTGTGACTGCTGTTGAATTCCCAGAATCAACATTTGTTTTGATTGTGTGCATCTCTTCATGCACGCTTTGATTAAACATATCTATTGCTTGCGTTTTTGATAAATCAATTTTGTCAAGCATTGATATTAATCTTTTATTTTTTGTTTTTAGTTTTATCTTGCCCATCTTCTCTCCTTGTTTCAAGTATTAAAATTTTTTCGCAACCTGTTGTGAGAGTTGGCGCAATCTTGTCATCCTTCCAAGCTCGTGTTTCCATATCAAGTCTGCCAGGATGATACCACTGAATGAAGTTATCACTATTTTTTACGATGTCGAAGGTCTTCCCTCGCAGAGTAATTTTTTGAAGACTTAGAAAGTCCCCCCCCCGCAAATTTCTTCGACAATAATACATTTAGGATCTTTATAATCACTTGAACACAATGTTGAGACGATTCCATCTTTTGGTAGCTTATTTTCAAGTTGTGATTTTTTAAATTTGGTTTGCTTTGCAAATTCGATTGCAACTTCACTTAAATAATACTTTTCGTCAACATTATCTTCCAGAAGGTCTTTTAACCTTTTTTCAAGTTTTCGTTTCGGTGAAAATTCGTAATAATAATCACCCAACACAGAAATCATAAAGCACCTTTCACGGTTTTGTGGTATGCCGTAGTCTTTAGCATTTAAGATTTGCCAGTAGTTTTTATATCCTAACTCTTCGAGCTTTGCAATCCACTCAGCAAAGTGTTTAATGTTTTTCGTTCCTATAACATCTGGAACATTTTCCATAAGAAGTATTTGTGGCATTGCGCCAAGTTCTTTGCACTCTTCAAGGATTCTTTCAACTTCCCAAAGCATGCCGCTTCTTGTGCCTTCACCTTTCGCCATTCCTTGTCTTCTCCCTGCTTTTGAGAGATCTTGACAAGGAAATGAGTATGTGAGTAAATAATCGTATTTTTCAGTTTCAACAATACACAAATCTTTTGCCTGAACCCTTTGAATATTTACAAGGTTATGTGTAGCTTGGATATTGTTATATATTTGTCTTTGTCTTATTTCGCTCAGCTTCCTAATTTGGTCATACTTCATTGGTTCATTGTAATTCGCAGAGATTCCACTATTAAGCAAGAACCTCTCAATTTCATATCTTTCCAGATCCTTGCTATAATCCGTTTTATCATCCGCAAAATGCAAATCTTTAAGTGCTTGAATACTTTTAACTGCCCATTCGCAGGTTCTCCAATGTTCAAATTGAATTCCAAGATATTTCAGTGCTAAAGCCTGGCTATCATATCCACTGAAGAAGGATATCAAACGTAGAGGTTTTAATAATTTAAAACGATTGCTACCATCAAACAGGCTGATTTGCGCCATCTACCCCTCCAACAACTTTGCAATTTCGTAAGGCTCGTTGTCTTCCCATCTGATAAATTGAAAGAGATGAGAACAAGGCAAATCCTTACAACCTTCGTTCCAAATCCAAACATTATCATTTCTTGATGGTTTGCTTAAATAAATGCATATATCTTCGTTACGGTCTCTTGCAATCCACTTAAACTTTTTATCTAAATTTTCTAAGATAACTCGTTCAGCATCCGTTAATTCAATTTTCTTTTCTTCTGGCTTGCTTACTGCTGTTCTGTTGAATTCATAACCTAGCCTCGTAATGTTGGTTTGTGTTGTTTGCTTAAATTCTTTAAAATCATTTGCAAGAGTTTTAATCGCTTTTTTAAGCAAATCCACTTCTTCTCTGCAAGATCTTGTTTTGTGTCTTTCTTCGCCTTTTCTTGGCCTGCCTCGTTTTGATACTGGTTCGAGTTCATCTTCTGCAAACCAATAAGCCTCTCGTTGATTTTCTAAACGCAATAAATACTCAAGATATGCTCCAGTGTCACGATTTTCTATTTCATATGTCTTCCCAACAAATTTTTGTTTATTTGGATTATTTGCTTTTACTACTCTAACCTTATCTCCTACTTTAAACTTCGACATTGTTTTCCTCCTGTTCTTCCTCAAGAAGTTTATTGAATTTCTCAAGTGCCTTCTGTGATGACTTATTGTCTTTCTTTAACTTGATATCAAGATATCTCTCAATGATGTGGTTCAATTCTTTTTTGAGCCTTTTCTCACCTTGTCTAAGTCCATCGTGATAACCTTTTGCTGGTTTAGTTTCAGCAATTATGAACTTGCCTTCACTCTGTCCCCCAGCAGTTTTGTTGCGAAGTTGATAACCTGCTTTCGCACATTCTCGAATATAAAATTGTTCTTTTTCGTCAAGTTCATTAATTGGATGTTTAAGAACTAAAACATTCCATCCTGTTGGATTGCTATTGCTATACCAACCATGCTTTTTAATGCTTGCGTCTATATGCTGATATCCAGTAATATGGCTAGCAAGCCTTGTTAAAATTTGTTTAGCTTGCCCAACATAAGCAAACTTAAACGGATCTTCATAGCGAGTTAAGATATATATTCCACTTTCATCTGTTAATTTTGGAAACATTGAAAGCAACTTTTTCTTGTTTGCGCTTTCAATCGCTTTTAATTGTCTAAAATCCATATTTACTCCTAAAATGGCAAACTATCTTCGTCTATTGGAGTTAGTTCCATTTGTTCAGTTTTCTTTGCCGGGAGTTTGTCTTTTTCAGTGAACATAAAGCACTCCCCACGATAAGTCATACGAATTGATTTTAATTGACCATTTCTATGCTTACCAATAATCAAATCAATGTCTTTTATCTCAGCTGCCCTTCCAGACTTTGAGTTTAAGAACATAACAATATCTGCATTGTTTTCAATCTCTCCACTTTCTCGAAGGTCAGCAAGTGTTGGTTCTCTATTGTCGTTGTCTAGTTGTCTATTCAACTGACAGAGGGCAACAACAGGAACATTGAGTGTCCTTGCCATTCCTTTAAGACCTCTTGCAATTTCACCAACATCTTGAAATCTATTTCCAGATCTTTCTTGAGGTTTTATGAATTGAAGATAATCCACAACAACCAAATCAAGACCACTTCTTCTTTGCATACGTTTTGCTTTAAGCGTCATCCCTTGCACGGTGTTGTTTGAGTCGTCATCAATGAAAAAACCACTCTCTTTTAATTTTTCTTTAAAATTCTCAGCATCTTTGAATTTGTCATCAAGTTGGCCAGTTTTGATTTTGTAGTTTGGAAGTTCAAGACCAAGACTAAAAAGTCTGTCTATGATTTGTCTCTTAGGCATTTCCAAACTGAAAAATGCAACTTTCTTTTTCTTGTTTACTGCTGAATGATTTATAACATTCAAAGCAAAGGCAGTCTTTCCAACCCCTGCTCTTGCAGCCACAATTATTAAGTCACTTTTTTGCAGTCCCCAGAGACATTTGTCTAAACAAGGAAATCCTGTCTCAAGACCAAACTCGTCATATTCGCCGTTTGCTCTTTTTTTCATCCTGTCAAATGCTTCTTCTGCACAAGCTGACACTTGTTCACAATCGTTTAGAATTTCACCCTCACTGATTTCAAGCAACTTCTCTTGAAGTATGGAAGAAACAGAATTTGCATTCTTTCCACTTTTTACTAGATCAAGGCCAAGTTGACATGAGTTTTCAATCTTACGAAGGCTTGAATAATCTTTTATGATTTTGAGATAGTATGAATAATTTACGACACTAGGCACAATATTTGTGAAATCTGTGAGAAGTTGCACAGTGTTGCTTACTTGCGCAGGTTCTAATTGTCGTTCAACTGCCTCAATCATTGAAACAATGTCAATATTCACGCCTTTATTAAATAACTGCTTTGCTACTAAGAAAATGTTTTTATTTTCGCTTGAATAAAAGTCGTCAACTGAAAGTTGTGTGAATATCTCTTCTGTGGCTTCTCTTTCACCATCATCTATCAACAAAATTCCAAGAATGCATTGCTCAGCCTCTATGTTGCTGAGACTACTCAGCTTTTGAGGCACAAGTTCTTTTTTAATTCGCATAAGGTATAGCCTCCTGTTGAGGAGTCTTTGTCAAATGCTTATAAATATCAAACAAACCTTGATAACAATTTGAAATTGAATTATCTAACACACCTAATGCTTCTTTTTTGTTTTTAGCGTATTCTCTTAATTTCAACACACAGCTATCAAAAGTGGCTTGTGTTCTAATCGCCTTATTCTTTCCCATAGCTTTGCGCATAAGAGCATAATCCTTGAATTTTTGACGAACATCTTCATCAGCAAATTCATTTTCAATCAAACAATTAAGTTCACTATCCGTCAGGATGGTGGCACTTTTTTCTTTGTTTTTTTCTTTTTTGTTATTATTTATTGTATTATTATTGTATAAGGTTTCGCTTTGGGTTTCCGTTTGGGTTTCTTGTTGGGTTATTTCTTGGGTTTCAATTTGGCTTTTGGTTTTTGATGGTCTACCACCCTTCTGTCCGTTCTCAAATTGCTTTCTGCAAGTATCCCAATATTGTCTTGTAGTTTCAAAAATTGCTTTGGACATACCTGTAAGATTAACAGGTTCTTTTTCTTCCATTGCATAATCAAATATAGCCTTGTATACTGCGCCTTGTTGATTTGCTGGAAGTTCTCTAATCAGCGCATAATGAGTTCCTAAAAATGCTATGTTTCGCATTCTTCCACCTCGTAAATATCTACATGTTTGTAATTGCATCCATTAAACTCAAAACCTTCTTTGTTATTCGCAAAGAAGAATTGACCTTCAGCAGCAAATACAATGTCATTTATCCATGTCTCTTTGATTTCGATTTCTTCTTTTTCACCATTCCATTTTGTAAGTTCAGCAATATATTTTTTCATGCTTCACCTCTTAAAATGGAAGATCGTCATCATCAGTTGGTGTTAATTCTGGTTGAGTTGTAGTTTCAATTTTTATACTGTCTTCTTTGATAATAAAGTCAGCAGTGAGTGAATAATAAGTTTTATCATCCTTCTTGGTAGTTTTGAATTTGCCACAGGCAATAACTCTATCACCCTTTTTGATATCTACCTTTCTACCCCAAATTGAAACATTTACGATTGGAAGGTTATTTCCATCAGCATCTTTCCCCATGCTAATTCCAACTTCCTGAAACTTCTTGCCATTTGCATCTTTTTCTTTTATGTCTCCAACTGCATAGTTGGCTATGATCGCATCATCTTTTCCTTGTCTAATTAAAAACATATTAAAATCTCCCCCTCTTATCCACATCTGCTTTAATAATTGGGTGGACTAAATTACCTAATACTATGTTATAAAGTCCTATAACTGCAACAAAGTCTTTTTTATCCTTTTCATTTACTTCTATGTTATCAATGTCTTTTAGAATTTTTTCGACTGACTCAATAGATTTTATGAAATCAACTGATACTTCACGAAGGTTTTTATCCTCTATTTCATGTGCCATTTGTGTAATAGGAAGGCGAATTAAATTTGTCATCATCTTTGCCATTTCATCAAATAAGTCTTCTTCTCTGCCTTTTTTGTTGTCAAAATTTATAATGTTATCTTTCATAATTATCTCCTTTATAACCCTTAAGATTTTCAAGTTCAATCGGAGTAAGGGTCTCAATCCCCAACTGCTTTGCTTCCTCAATAGTGCCATCAATTAGAGTTGCCATTTCGGCGCTATCAAGCGTGTGTGTTTCTTTATAAATCAAATATTTAACAAATGTTTTTCCGTTTTCTATACACTCACCTATTGGTTTTGCATATTTAAAAAATTGTGTCATTGGAATATCTTTTAAAGCCTTAAACCCAGCCTTTAAACCTCTTTCATCTCGTGCAATAGTTCCATAGTCAAAAACAAGTTGAGTTTTAATGTCTTCACTTGACCTATTTGTTGCCTTTGAAATCTTATCTACAAGCACATGAAAGTAAGCATTTGCATCTAAACTTCTTCTCTTCCTATATGGCTTAATTTCGCAAATATAAGGCTTATCCTTAAGCTCTGGCAAAATGTTCATAAGCTCGTTTTGAACTGCCAGGACATCCGCCTGTTCCTTTAACATAAATTCCATTTGTTCACCTATTTGATTGTTATTGTTATCTTCGCCTTGACAGGAGAAGTATTTGTATATTGTTTTGCTATCTCTGGCATTTCTGCCTTCAAACGCTTGCTGTCAATAGTTTCTCTGCTTGTTGGTGCAGTGTAAGTGATTTTGAAATATTCATTATCAATACTTTTGACGCCTGTTTCTTCCATCTTCTTTATCAAGAAATCTTTAATCTCAGATTCCGCTTGTTCAAGTTGCTTTTTATGTTCATCTATTTTTTTTAATTCATTTTGAACATTTAACAAGCTCTCACAAGTCAAAGTATCAAGTTCAAAAGTCTTTCTTTGATAAAGTTCGCAGTTCCTTTCACATTCAAGCAATCGTTCAATTTCTTCAACTGAAATAGGATTGACTTCCACTATTCTGCAAGTGTTTTCATCCGGGAAGTGAAAGCAAAAATATTTATCAAATTGCTTTCCCATGAGATAAGCGTAAATACTTAATTGCCAAGCAACTGCCTCACGATGTAAAGTTGCCGTTGTTTTAAAATCACCTATAAAAGTCAATTCTCCAATCTTGCCAGCAACATCTACCGTTCCTGCAATCTCATCGTTATTGACCATAAATTCGCTTTGTTCAGGAGTAATAAGAACTTGAAGAGTATATCAAGCAAAGCAAGTGCTGATGAAGGCTTCTAATTCGCCTGTAAACCCAACCTTGCCTTCCTTGATATACTCTTCAAGTTCTTTGTGAATGATCTTGCCTCTTTCGGCTTTAAGTTTTAATACTTGAGGATCAACATTCCCATAACTAGGACTTAATCCATGTTTCTTTAAAAGTGAAGTGACAGATAATAACTGCAGTCTTTCACCATTTTCCTTTTCGAGAAAATATAAATGGTCTTTTTCAATAAACTCAAGTTTGTCCATTTGTCACCGCCTTTGTTTTCTTGCGGATTGTTTCTTCGGCTTGCTTAAATGTCACATTTTCAATCTTGTCTTGTTTGTAGTAAGCTGCCATTTTATTGAAGTCTTCGTCAGCCATACCAAGTTGTTTTAATTGCTCAATTTGATCTGTTGTAATAAGTTGTTCTTTGGGTTTGTCACCTTTATTTGTTGTGTCACTATCTTTTGTGTCGTCAATGGCAAGGAGTCCATTAAGAGCATATTTTCTTGCATAAGAACTGCTAGCGCCTGTAATTTGGCTTCCATCCATACCCTTCTTATTTTCTTCTTCTCTGGCATAAGCAGAGTTTGAAACGGACTCTCCACTTTCTATATCTGTGAAAGTTGCAGTTGCCTTTACATAATATCTTTCACCAATTAGAATAACTTCATCTGTAAGAACTATTATTGCTTTCTCTTGTTTGAGAAGGCTTTTTACAGCTTCCAGGATGTCTTCACAATTACGATAATTGTAATTTCCAAATGTGTTTCTTTGGCTCTTTGGAGCTTTCAATTCAGTTTGAATGTTTAATAGCTTTGAGTAAGCACTCATGAGGCACCTCCTTTGTATTTAAAACATTAATCTTTAGAACTTCTTCAATGATTTTGTCAGCTTCTTCACATCCGTTGAATTTGCGAATTAGTTTTATTTTATTTTCAGCTTCTTCAATGTTCATTTTTAACAGCTTGTTAGCCTGTTTTTGATAATAATTTTTCATAAAATTCTCCTTTTTAGTTTTAATTTTTTGGAGAATGTGCTATACTAATAACGAGGTGGTTTTGGTATGCCCATTTCCATTTTGGTCGTTAAGAAGTCGTGATTCTTAACGGCTCTTTTTTTATTGTTTTTCATACCACCTCCGCTTTTCTAAAATGATCTTCAATCAAAGCAATTAAAAAATCCGTTCTGGTCATCTTGAATTTACGAGACTCTTCGTCAATCTTGCAAACAAGATTTTCAGGGACTCGAATACCAATAGCCACTAACGGATTATTGCTAAATGCTTTTGCCATATTA